CTTTGTCAACAGCAAATGGACCTTTCATTACACCTGTACCAAACAGGGACATCTCAAATGCTGTGCTTCTTAAATGTTTACTTGCACCTGATTCTTCTAACTGATCGTGTATCTTTTTCTGCATTCGTTTTGCTGCAACCAACGCAGGGCTAACTGTAATTGCAGAGCCTGTCTGACCCACACCTTCTCTAACACCTTCTAAGCCTCCTAACTTATTTTGATATTCACCTAGTCTGTCCATCAAAGACTGTTGTGTAGCTCCCGGTTCTAACTCGTTGCCATCTCCAGCAAATCCATACGGACTGTTTAGTATATTAGTTACTTCTTCTGTTTCTTTAGGGTCAAAGTGCACATCACCTGCTACACCGTCAGGTAGTTGTGTTGGGTCTATACTTAGCGGAAACTTTTGATTAGCAAATAGTACATCAACTATCTGTCCGTATGCGGCTAGAGTTTTTGTCTTTGTTATCTTTATAAATACTCTAGATCTTTCTGATTCTGTAAACTGCACATCAGAACCGTACAGTCCTCTGTAATTACGATATGCTTTTATCCAACGCTCTTCATCTTGATACCTATAGTCTTCTGCTCTTTTATATCTTTCATTAATATATGGTATTAAATTAGATATACCTTCATCCATAGACTCTTCTGCATCTTCAAGATGAATAGCATCTTCTTCCATAATAAAATCATCTGTCATTACATTTTCCTTAATATCCGAAGACTGCATCTGCTACTTGCATCTGGCTAGGTGGTTTTCTACTTGGATCGTAATCAAATAAGTTAAACCTTGGTCTTGACATTATACCATACCGTAATGCATCATACAAGTGGTCTTCTGCATGTGTATCTATATCTTCAGGATTGCGTTTGTCTATTGGTAATGCAGGTA